ATGACCGAGAAACTGATACCCACAGGCCCGGCAGAGGTCACTCGGAACCAGAATGGCCAGGTCGTAATCTCGATCCCGATTAACCTGAAACGCCGCGGTGGCCGCAAAGTCATCGTTGCGCCGCCAAATACGCCGCAGACACCGGTGCCCAGGTCTCCCGCCGACAATCCGTTTATTCAGGCGTTGCTCCGCGCCCACCGCTGGCAGCGCATGCTGGATGGCGGCAAATTTAGGTTTCTGTCCGACATCGCGGCACGGGAGAAGCTCGATACCAGCTATGTGAGCCGCATCTTCAATCTGACGGTGCTCGCACCGGAAATCGTGGAAGCGATCCTCGACGACACCCTGCCGGAGCACATCACGCTGTTCGATCTGGCTGTCGACCCTCCCCGCCTATGGTCAGAACAGCGCGCCAAAGTCGGCATTTGACCCGTTTCTGAGCTGCGCGGGGGAGGCGTAATTCCCCCTGCTTTTGCGCGCCTATCGCATTCCTCACCGTTCTCCTCACCGGCACCGCCTGTTTCTCCTCACCCCATCGATCCGACCATTTGCTTGCGATTTCGCACAACTGATCGGAGGTAATTCATCGTGAGCAAACAATGCCTGGGGCAACGCGAATTGGCCGCGCGTTGGAATCTTTCCCCAAAAACCCTGGAGCGCTGGCGCGTTCTGGGTATCGGCCCCGCCTTCCTGAAACTGGGCGGCAGGGTCGTCTACCGTCTTGAAGATGTCGAAAGCTACGAAGCCAAGCATCTTCGTGCCAGCACGTCGGAGCCTGCCTCGGCTGGAGGTGTGGCATGAGCAGCCTCACTTTCGACCAAATTATCGCAACGCCTGTGGGGGAGATTGCGACACTGGATAGCGCAACGTTGTTTGAGCTGCGTATGCAGGTGAGCGAATTCCTGAATGTGGCCAAAGCAGTCAACGAACAGATCGAGAAGGCGCTGGAGCTCAAGTACGCGGAACACGCCCAGAAAATTCGGCTCGCCGCAGGCAAAGACACCGGCGTCACGCATTTCGACGACGGCCGTGTCCGCGTTACCGCCGACCTGCCCAAGCGCGTCGAGTGGGATCAGACCAAGCTGTCCGACATCGTCCAGCGCATCGTCGATGCCGGCGACGACCCGTCCCAGTACGTCGAGATCAACTTCCACGTCTCGGAGACGAAGTACAACGCCTGGCCGCAGGTGCTGCGCGATCAGTTCGCCGCCGCCCGTACCCTCAAGACCGGCAAGCCGTCGTTCCGTCTCGCGCTGCTGGACGCCGGAGGTGCGCAATGAGCCTGCCGATCATTTCCGTCGACCAGCGCCTCGCGGAAAAGCGCGGCAGCAAGCTGGTGATTTTCGGGCCGTCCGGCATCGGCAAGACCACGCTGCTCAACACGCTCGACGCCGACAAAACCCTGTTCGTCGATCTCGAGGCGGGTGACCTGGCCGTCCAGGACTGGCACGGCGACACGATCCGCCCGCAGACCTGGCAGGAATTCCGTGATTTCGCCGTGTTTCTCGGCGGGCCGAACCCGGCGCTGCGCGACGAGCAGCCGTTCTCGCCGGCGCATTACCGGCACGTCTGCGAGCGCTTCGGCGATCCGGCCGCACTCGCGAAGTACGACACGTACTTCATCGACAGCATCACCGTGCTGGCGCGCCTGTGTTTCCAGTGGTGCAAAGGCCAGCCGCAGGCATTTTCCGAGAAGACCGGCAAGCCGGACAACCGCGGTGCCTACGGGCTGCTCGGTCAGGAACTGATCGCGGCGCTCACGCACCTGCAGCACACCCGCGACAAGAACGTCGTCCTGGTCGGCATCCTCGACGAAAAACTCGACGACTTCAACCGCAAGGTATTCGTCCCGCAAATCGAGGGCAGCAAGACCGGCCTCGAGCTGCCGGGCATCGTCGATCAGGTCATCACGATGACCGCCCTCAAGGCCGACGACGGCAGCCTCTACCGCGCCTTCGTCTGCCACACGCTCAACCCTTGGGGCTATCCGGCGAAAGACCGTTCCGGCCGGCTCGACCAGATCGAGGAGCCGCACCTCGGCCGCCTGATGGCCAAGATGGCCGGCCCCGTACGCGCCGCCCCCGAGCGTCTGCGCTTTGACGCCCTGCCGTCTCTGCAATCCCCTGCCACGCAATCCACCGAACTGAATCAAGGAGCCTGATCCATGAACGCCTATACCCAACACAACCCCTGGGCCGATTTCAACGATGCACAGGACCAGCAATCCTACGACATGATCCCGAAAGGCACGCTGGCACGTGTGCGCATGACGATCAAACCGGGCGGATTCGACAGTCCGGAGCATGGCTGGACTGGCGGCTATGCCACGCAGAACGACAAGACCGGCTCCGTCTATCTGAACGCCGAGTTTGTCATCACTGAAGGTGAATATGCCCGCCGCAAGGTATGGAGCCTGATCGGCCTGTACAGCCCGAAAGGTCCGGAGTGGGCGAACATCGGCCGCGCCTTCGTGCGTGCAATCCTGAATTCGGCGCGCAACCTGCATCCGCAGGACAACGGCGCACAGGCAGTCGCCGCGCGCCGCATCCAGGGCTTCGTGGACCTCGATGGCATCGAATTCCTGGCCAAGATCGATATCGACCAGGATCAGCACGGTCAGCCGAAGAACACGATCAAGGTTGCGATCCAGCCGGACCACAAGGACTACGCCCGCCTGATGGGCGTCACGCCGCGCCAGTCCGCCACGACGTCCCCAGCCCAGCCTGCAGCCTCCGCGTCGCAACCGGCAGCCGGCACTCCGGGCCGCGCCGCACCGCAGGCCTCCGGCAGCGTCTCGGCCCGTCCGAGCTGGGCACAGTAAGGAGGGTGCCGCGATGATGCTTCGCCCCCGACAAAGCCTGTTCGTCGAGCGTTCGGTCGCGGCGCTCGACGAACATGGCAACACGCTCGGCATCGCGCCGACCGGCGCCGGCAAGACGGTCATGCTGTCGGCCGCCGCCGGCCGGATCCTGTCGCACCGCGACGCCCGCGCATGCATCCTGGCCCACCGCGACGAGCTGGTGGCACAGAACCGCGCCAAGTTCACCCACATCAATCCTTCTGTGACGACATCGGTCTTCGATGCGAAAGACAAGTCCTGGGACGGCCGGGCGACGTTCGCCATGGTGCAGACACTGTCGCGCGACAACCACCTGTCAGCGATGCCGGCGATCGACCTGCTCGTGATCGACGAAGCGCACCATGCGGCATCCGCAAGTTACCGCCGCGTGATCGATCATGTGATGCGCAGGAACGCCAACGCAAAGATCTACGGGGTGACGGCCACACCGGTGCGCGGTGACGGCAAGGGCTTGCGCGAGGTGTTTTCCAACGTCGCGGACCAGATACGCCTCGGCGAGCTCATCGCGTCCGGGCACCTGGTGCCGCCTCGCACCTTCGTTGTCGACGTCGGCACGACCGATGCGCTGTCACGCGTCAAACGCACCGCCTCCGACTTCGACATGGCGGAGGTCGAATCGATCATGAACAAGACGCCGGTGACCGACGCGGTGATCCGCCACTGGCGCGAAAAAGCATTCGGCCGCAAGACGATCGTGTTCTGCTCGACGGTGGTTCATGCCGACAGCGTCTGCCGCGCCTTCAACGAGGCGGGCATTGCCGCCGTGCTGATCCACGGCGAGCTGTCCGAGGCCGAGCGCCGCACGCGCCTGGCGTCGTTCGAGTCCGGCGGCGCCCAGGTCGTGGTCAATGTCGCCGTGCTGACCGAAGGCTACGACTACACGCCGACTTCCTGCATCGTGCTGCTGCGCCCCAGCTCGCATAAATCGACATTGATGCAGATGATCGGCCGCGGCTTGCGTACCGTCGATCCCGCCGAGCATCCGGGGGTGATCAAGAGCGACTGCATCGTGCTCGACTTCGGCACCGCGACCCTGATGCACGGTCACCTCGAGCAGGAAGCCGATCTCGACGGCCGCGGTCACGTGCCGGGCGAAGCGCCGGCCAAGGACTGCCCGGAATGCCAGGCGACGATACCGGCCGCGACACGCGAGTGCCCGCTGTGCGGTTTCGAGTGGACGCGCGACGACACCGGCAACGGCGAGATCCTGACCGATTTCGTGATGACCGAAGTGGATCTGCTCGCACGCTCGAATTTCCTCTGGTGCGATCTGTTCGGTGACGATTGCGCGCTGGTCGCGACCGGGTTTTCTGCCTGGGGCGGTGTGTTCTACCTCGGCGGCCGGTGGCATGCAGTCGGCGGCGGCAAGCAAACACCCCCGCGCCTGCTGGGCATCGGCGAGCGCACCGTCTGTCTTGCGCAGGCCAATGACTGGCTCAACGAGCACGAGACGGCCGACTCGGCGCACAAGTCGAAGCGCTGGCTGAACGAGCCGCCGACACCCGCGCAGCTCAAGTACCTGCCTGCCCAGCATCGCAATGACTATGGCCTGACGCGCTACCAGGCGTCGGCACTGCTGGCATTCCACTTCAGCAAGCCGCAGATCCAGCGCCTCGTCTTCGCCGCCGGACGGGAGGCCGCTTGAAAACCGATGTTTCGGCGAAGGCTAACAGGAGCGAAGCGTATGTTAAGCGAGCACAAGCGAGCGGCCGGAGCCACATGCGCCGTCTGTTCCCGACAAGCCAGAGGATTCGGCTGGTTCAATGCCCGGCTGCCCCGCTCCGATCCACGCCGCCACTCGGACACGCGGGTGTTCTGCTCGATGCGCTGCCAGACGGCGTTTTCGCGACTGATGGACCGCGTCAGTTATCTCATGGAGGGTTGCATGATCGATCCATCTGACATGGAGCTCGCTGCAATGCAGGGTTGCCTCCAGCCGCTCGGTGACTACGTCGCCGCGCTCGGTATGGAACGGCCCCTGGCTAACTACAGCAAGGACGAAATCCTGGGTCTGATCGACGTCATCGTCACGGCGTATCAGGAGCGCATGACGGTCGAGCATGAGCGCCTGGCGCAGCAGGACCGTGACTTTCTCGAAGCGCGTCTCGCGCGTCGTCCGCAACCTGCAAACACGTCGGGAGTGCCGTTCTGATGCTCGACTTCAATCACCAACCCAAATTCCATGAGCAGGTCGCGGCGCTGCTGGATTGCGCTTTGCAGGACGAACAAAGCCGGCAGACGCCGCGCGACTATCTCGGCGCGTCACGGCTCGGTGTCGCCTGCGAGCGCGCGCTGCAATACGAGTACGCCCAGGCGCCGGTGGATCCCGGCCGGGAGCTGCCCGGCCGCACGCTGCGCATCTTTGCGGTCGGCCATGTGCTGGAAGACCTGATCATCCAGTGGTTGCGTGTCGCCGGCTTCGATCTCTACACGCGGCGCCAGAACGGCGAGCAGTTCGGCTTCTCGGTCGCCAAGGGCCGAGTGCGCGGTCATGTCGACGACATTCTCGCCGGCGGACCGGTTGCGCTCGGTCTGCAGTATCCGGCGCTCTGGGAATGCAAAACGATGAATGACAAGAACTGGCGCGACTGCGTCAAGCGTGGCGTCACGCTCGCCAAGCCCGTGTATGCGGCGCAGATCGCCATCTACCAGGCGTATATGGAACCGGCGGTGCCCGGGTTGTCCGACAACCCTGCGCTGTTCACCGCGATCAACAAGGATACGCAGGAACTCTACTTCGAACGCGTGCCCTTTGATGCTGCGCTGGCACAGCGGATGTCCGACCGCGCGCTGCGCATCCTGCAGGCGACCGATGCAGGCGAATTGCTGCCCAGGATGGCGATCGACCCGACACATCTGGAATGCCGCATGTGCAACTGGCAGGACCGTTGCTGGGGACGGAAACCGGCATGAAAGGAATGACGACGCCCTCCCATGCCTGGCTCGATTTCAATGACGCCGCACAGCAGCACAATCCGGGCGCACGCCGGGAAGATGCCGCCGCGCTGCGGCAAGGCTTGCTTGCGCGTATCGAAGCCGTGCTGCATTACCTGCTACCGCAAGGACGCCTGCGCGCAGGGAAATTTCACGTCGGTGATGTCGACGGCAATCCGGGCAAGAGCCTGGTAGTGGAAGTGGATGGTGCACATGCCGGTCTATGGAAGGACTTCGCCACCGGCGAAGGCGGTGACCTGTTCGATCTGTGGGCTCGTGTGCGTGGCCTGTCGGCCCGTGCGGATTTCCCAGCCATCGCTGCCGAGGTCCAGCAATGGCTCGGCATCCATCCCGTCGATATGGTGCCACAGCGCGATGCCCGCCGGCCGGCCATGGACGAACTCGGTCCCTATACGGCGAAATGGAACTACACCACGGCCACCGGAGAGCTGATCGCCTGCGTCTACCGGTACGATCCGCCGACCGGCAAGGAATTCCGGCCGTGGGATGTCCGCGCCCGCGCGTGGCGCGCGCCCGATCCACGTCCGCTGTACAACCTGCCGGCGGTCGTCAAGGCATCGACCGTGATCCTGGCAGAAGGCGAGAAATGTGCGCAGGCGCTGATCGATCAGGGGCTCTGCGCGACCACGGCGATGAATGGCGCGAAGGCACCGGTCGACAAGACCGACTGGTCGCCGCTGTCCGCCCGCCACGTTCTGATCTGGCCGGACAAGGACATTCCCGGCTGGGATTATGCGGAAAGCGCCGCCCAGGCGATCATCGCAGCAGGCGCCCTGTCGGTCGCCATCCTCCTGCCGCCGGAATCGAAGCCTGAGAAATGGGACGCGGCCGATGCCGTGGCCGAAGGCTTCGACTGCAGGGCATTCGTCGATGACGGGCCACGTGCGACGATCAAGGCAGCCCCGGTTTCGCTGCCGGTGTTCTCGCTCGGCGAGATGCTGGACGACGACAGCCCGATCCCGCCGGACATCGTCAGTCCGCGCGTGCTCACGCCCAGCGGCATGCTGGTGTTCGGCGGTGCCCCGAAGGTTGGCAAGAGCGATTTCCTGCTGTCCTGGCTCGCACACATGGCGGCAGGCGCTCCCTTCCTCGGTATGCGGCCCGCCCGCCCCTTGCGCATCTTTTATCTGCAGGCCGAAGTGCAGTATCACTACCTGCGCGAGCGGATGCGCGACATCCGTCTCCCGGCATCGAGGATGATCGAGGCACGCCGCAACCTCGTCGTCACGTCCCAGTTACGCATGGTGCTCGACGAACATGGCCTGCAACGGATCATCCCGGCAATCTGTGGCGCGTTTGGTGGCGAGAAACCCGACATCATCGCCATCGATCCTATCCGCAACGTCTTCGACGGTGGAAGCGAAGGCGGAGAGAACGACAACAACGCGATGCTGTATTTCCTGTCGCAGCGCGTCGAGCGGCTGCGCGATGCCGTCAACCCGGAGGCCGGCATCGTGCTCGCGCACCATACGAAGAAGCTCTCCAAGAAGCAGTTCGAGGAGGATCCATTCCAGGCGCTCGCCGGCGCCGGCAGCCTGCGCGGCTACTACACCACCGGCATGCTGCTGTTCCGTCCCGACGAAAGCAGGACCACGCGGCAGCTTATCTACGAGCTGCGCAATGGACCCGGCATCCCGACCAAGCATATCGACAAGAGCGGCGCGCCGGGTCATCAAACGTGGCACGAGCTCGACCCGCAGGCGGAGCGGCTGGTCAAACAGGACTATGGCGGCAAGCTGGACGCGGAACGCCGCCGCAAGCACGACGTGATCCTCCAGATGCTGTTCGACGAAGCGCAGCGCGGCCGTGCCTATACCGTCACGCAGTTCGCCGAGAGTTTCGAGAACCGGGCCGGCCTCGGCGGGCGGTCCACTGTCGCCGAGCGCATCGGGGTGCTCGCCACCAAAGGCTACGTCAAGTACTTCCAGAATCCGCGCGATTACGGCCTGCCGGTGCCGACGCGCAGCAAGTTCGGCTACCTGTGCGTGGAAGACATGGCCTTGCTGCGCCCTGCAGGCGAGCCGGATCCCGACACCGGCGAAGTGCATGAGGCGCTCGTGCCCGTGCTGCCCACCCACTACAAGTGCCGGCAAAGCGGCGCCGTGCTGCCGGTCGAGAACCCCGAAATTTGGATTTACCAGGAAGAAGAGGACCAGGACGATGATCATCCCGACGCATGATGTCAGCCGTTCCAAGAATCCGGGCGTGCCGGATTCTGGATTCTGGCTGGACAGTCAAAACGATAAAAATCAATCACTTAATCGAGATTCCAGAATCCAGCGGATTCTGCGCCGGATTCTTCGGATTCTGACCTCAAACCCAGTATCCATGCGGGTTTGCGGCCTCTTCCCAGAATCCAAGTGCTCACCCTACTACTACGTAGTAGGGAACCCAACGGGGTTCCCCGACCTACGTAGGGGTGCTCCGGTGCGGGGGACTGTCTGATGCGGACCATTCTCTCGCTCGATCTGGGCACGACGACCGGATGGGCCGTGCGCTCGCGCGACGGTACCGTCACCAGCGGTTCCCAGTCGTTCAAGCCTCAGCGCTTCGAAGGCGGTGGCATGCGTTACCTGCGGTTCAAGCGCTGGCTCGCAGACATCCGGGAAGCCGCCGGTGGCATCGATCTCGTTCATTTCGAAGAGGTGCGGCGCCATGCCGGCGTCGACGCCGCACATGCCTACGGTGGCTTCATGGCGCACCTGACTGCATGGTGTGAACAGCACGCGATTCCTTACCAGGGCGTTCCCGTCGGCACCATCAAGAAGCATGCGACAGGCCGCGGCAACGCCAGCAAGGACGACATGATC